CATCATCTGCAATTCGATTTATTTATTTTAAGATATTATAGCATATACTATAATAAAATTGCACCTATAATAAACCCTTTAGCAAAGGAAATACATACTATCTGATAATCTGTAAGATTAAACTTATCTTGACACTTTTTGATTATCTTCTTATCAAATTCTACTATTTTATTAAATGCTGATTTTCCTTTTTCAGCTAAATTTCCAGGACATTTAAATTTCATTTTAAGTACTGTTGAATAACTTCTATTTGATCATGCCAACGGGATACTTTATCTATCTCTTCTTAAATTGCTGCAGTAATATCTGGATGTTCTCCAATACCAACAGGATTATTTAAATATATTTCAATGTTAGCAAGATGCATTTGAATCTCACCATTTGCATGTGCCAATAATGCCTTCTTTAATTGATCTCTCATTTTTTATCTCCTTTTTCCCAAGGTTTTGAATGTGATAAATCCAGCCATCTTTTAACCAATAACCAAATCTTTTTAATCATTCATCATACACTCTACATTCAAATGCATCAGGATGATTCTCGCAATACTGCTCAAGATGTTGATCCTGATGTCTTTCATGATAATCGTTAATTTTACCATCACTAGGATTTACTTCCTCATTATTATGATATTCATCATAGTAAGCATGTGAAGTTTCTAAATCTTCTTTAGAATATTCAAGCATACCATGATTGATATGCTCCTTTTGATCCTTTGGATCAATATAAACTTCGTGTTCTAAATCATGTGTTTTTGTCATAATCCACCCAACTTTACTGTTAAGTAATCTCATTTTTATTTATTTTAATTAACCTTAGTTAATTCTCTAAGTGGTCGTATCCTAACAAATTGTGCATTCATATTATAATGAAGTTTATAATTTTCAGTAGTAACATAATGCCCAATAATATCCTTTCCATTATCACGCCAACCATAACCAGTTACTTTTTCCCCTACCCCATCAATACNCATTTTCTTATTTCCATGCAAATAAGAATGATAACGTTCATCGAGATTGATCATTTGTTTTATTAGAAATGTGTGGATACTATAACATTATCTATNATAGAAAGACAAATTCTTAATATTGTCTTTTTTATTGCGTAATAATTCTTAATCCTCTAAACCAAAAAATGGTCCAAATTTTCCTTTACTACCAAATTCACGATTTTCCAACTTATCTATAATTTCATCAGCATCCATCATACTGTCTATACGAGAGATGACATCAGAAATAACATTACATACCATTGGTCTTTCATTCCTTGCAGCAAATGCAAGAGCATCCCGCAAATTAGTTTCTGCAGATTTTAATGATCCTTGAACCTGTTCTGATAATGCCATTTATTTGCCCAATTCACTTTTTAATATCATTTCAATTCTACTCTGAATTTCTTCAGATGTCAATCCATTTAAAAAACTCCACTTGGAATCTTGTGGATCCCAATCTATATCAAATGTACCATCATCATTCTGATTTATCTTCAATGAATCTTCCTGGAGCATTTTTTAATTCCTTAAGTTTCCTTTTAACTAATTTAGCATAACTTATATCTGATTCAGTATACCAATCAGGGCGCTTCTTTGCCCTCTTGATAATTTTCTTTGCTGCTTTCTTGTCCTTCATAAGTATTAAATTGTGTTAGATCTCCAACTAATATATCTATACGTTCATCAATAGATCTTTCTAATTGATACAAATCCTTAGCATAATCCATATTCTCTTGAGTAAGACGATCTACATCATCCTGAAGTATTTCAACTTTTTGTTGAAAACTCTTCACTAAATCAACAACAGAATATTCTGTCCCTGTTATTTCATCAGTTATTGTAAATGTATGAGATTGAACCTCACTTCCCCAAAATGCCATTTTCAACCCTCCTTTGATTTTCTATCATATTCTATCACAATTTTTTTAGTAGTAGATCCTAAATTATTAAATGTATCCAAATACATTATACTACCATTCAATTCTTCAGTAATAGATTCTAATTTTTTTATTGTCTCATCACTTAATGTGTTGTTAGTCATCTACAAGTTCCTCATAAAATAAATTTTCATTGTTATCATACAGTATATATTTCCACCCTTCACCATCCTTTTTACGAACTTCAAGAACAGTTTCTATTCCATCTGGTATGACTGTTGCCCATACTCTTTGCCATCTATCATCAACTTCATTATATCTAAAACCTTTCTCTTTTATTTTCTTGATATAAGGATCTACATCTTCAGATTTAGGTTTAATCATAAATGCATTACGAATCATCTCCCAGATAGACATTTTTACCTCTTAATAGATTATACTATAAAACCCTTAACTTGATGAAATAAGTTAAGGGTTTATTCGACTATTTAACTAAAGTAGGGTCAATCTTTCTAATAGAATGCCTCCTTACATAATCGTTTACACACTTGTTGATCATCATCACAATCAACCAAACACTCAAAATAATCGTTTATAAAATTTTCATGATCATTATCAGGATCAGGATCATTTGCAGTTTCCCATCCTGCTAATTGATTATAGGATACTATGTTATGCATAATTCTCCATCTAAACTATAAAATATAATAAAGGAATTTAGATCATCAATCCCTCCTTAATTATTATATACTATATATCTAGATTGTCAAGATTTCCACATATTTCTGCAATAAATCTCAATTATGCATTTTTACCTATGGAGAATCTTCTCTTCTTAAAGTTTTAGCATAATCCAATAAACAAACACGAATCTGCATTAACTCATCAAAGCATTTTTGATCATGAGCACATGCTCTTAATTCATAATCTGCTTTATGTAATGATTCCATCATAAGGACTACTGCTCTATTCCACCTTTCATTTTGATCATCTGTATAATCTTCTAATATAATCATATTTTCAAAAGTAAATTATCCTTCTGTTGTTAAAGATTCAGTAGTTTTAGATTCAACTTTTTCAGAAGTTACATCTACAGGATCAGATTGTAATTGAGTACTAATTTGATTGTATGTTTTACCAACAAATTCACCTGCTTTAATAATATAAGGATGTATAAATTGATATCCTCTCTTACAATCATCAATAAATTCAACAACTTCATAGTTGTTTATTTTCATTCTAACTTTAAAGTCCTCAACATAATCAACATAAGTTAGATTAGGTTTTTCAGGACGAGTTGGTGCAAACTTACGATTCTCAACTTTTGGTTCTTCAATAGGAGTTTCAGTCATTGTAATTTCAAGTACATGTTTTTATTTAGTGAGAAAAATTTTCATTATCAATTAAGTGATCTGTCGTAATTTCTGTAGTATATATTTGTATGCTTCAACTATATCACCTTTATTATTTCTAAATAAATCCTTATCATAACTTTCATTGGTTCCTTTCTTCCACAACCTCATACTATCAGGACTCAATTCATCAGCAAGAAGTAAATGTCCGTCCTTAATATAATGCCCAAACTCTAATTTAAAATCAATTAAATCCAAATCCATATCAGAAAAAATCTCTTTCAATACATCATTTACTTTAAGTGCATTAGAAATAAGAAGAGAATATAATATTTCACTATATCCCATCCGCTCCATCCTATCAATAGTAAGAAGTGGATCATTCTTCTCATCATCCTTTAAATAAAACTCAACCAAAGGAGGATTAAGAGATATACCCTCACGAAGATGAGTTTGTCTACAAAGAGAACCAGCAGCAACATTTCTTACTATCACTTCTATTGGTACAATATTTACCTTCTTACAACACATTACTTTACGTGGATCCATAGTGACTACTACACCATGTGGAGGCATACTTAAGTAATGAGTTTTAATTCCTGAATCCTCCATCTTCTCAAAGAGGATCTTGGATATCTCACAGCATAATTTTCCCTTACCTTCAGGGAAATCTACCTTCCTACCGTTACCTGCAGTAACCTTATCTTCATACTGTATGAGTACCGTGTTTAGGTCATCAGTAGGATAGACAGTCTTTACTTTTCCTGTTAATATTTCTTTCATGATATCTTACCTTTAACGACTCCACACAAATACTTAAGAAGTGATTTAAATTCATCACCTTCTAATTCATCAAACATATACATGTTCAATCTAAATGCATAGTTTGCCTCTGCAATTAAAGCATTGATCTTAGATTGATCTACACCCATTGAATCTAAGGTCGCTCTATA